AAACAGGTCCGAACAATACCATATCAACTGAAAATGTTGGAGGTATAGGTTCAGTGCCACAAAAATTTACTAGAGCTAGAAGTTATTATCCTGGTCCTGGTGCATCAACATTATCCAATCTTACAATAGGAAGCAGATATTCTGGAGGACCTGGTATTTTAATTATAAAAGAAAACGCAAGTGATTAGGAGTTAATATGGCAAATTGGTATATATTTCAAGGAACAAGATTTACAAATTGTGCGGATACAGATGCTATTAAAGACGGAGCTTGGTATATAAACGATACTAAAGTAGAAGCAACTGACAACACTGAATGGACTAATGTTTTAAAAGGTAGACGAATACCTGTATTAAATGATACAAAAAATGGTATAAGTGGTTATGTAGACAAACACGAGGGAAATGTTGCAGAGGGTTTTGAATCAGAAGACCTTTTAAGATACACAATACAAGTTTTTGTTAGAGAATGCCAAATGTTTTTAACATGGCAACAAGACATAGAAAACCAAAAAGCTAGGTGGACTACTGCAAGAAATCAAGCACAATCATTACTTGATGGTTCTACACTAAGTGATGAAACATATCCTATTAACAATAAAACACTATCTGAGTATTTAAGTGAAAATGGTGTTACAGATTATTCTGGGTTGCTTATTCCATAAGTTTTGTTATATTTTTTAAATGGCAAAACTGATTGAGTTCACTGCATATGATAGCTATATTGAAGCAGAAACCGAAGAGGTATATCCAAAACCAATTAAATTTTATTTAAGTGACTGGTATAAAGAGTTAAAAGAAGGAGATACAGATACAACAAGAACAATTAAGGCTTGTAAACCTTTTTTTGATACACAAATAACTGGTTACGCAATTCCTAATCCTAGAGATATTTATATTCACCACAATTATGTCAACAATGAAGGGTACAGAGACCTTGATTTACAAACACCCATGAGTCATTGGAAAGATACTGGTATTGAGGCTCTTAATATTTTAACACATAATAACATTAAAAGACAAATTCATGCACAAGTTCAATTAGGAGAAAAGTGTCCATATCACAAAAGTCATTCACCTAACGGTTCTAATTATGGTTATCCAAAAATATTGTTGCCTTGGAGAATAAAAACACCTCCTGGTTATTCTTGCCTTATTGTGCCTCCTTTAAACAAAGTAAAAAAAAATTATGAAATATTATCTGGTATTGTAGATACAGATAGGTATAATCAAGAAATAAATTTACCATACAGATTACATGGTGAAATGGACAAAGTTAAAAAATTTACTATCAAAAGAGGAGAGATTATTGCTCAAGTTATACCTTATAAAAAAGAAAGTTGGAATATGAAAATTAACAAATATCCAATACGAGATTTTGATAAATGGATGTCAAAAAGATTTTTATTTTATAAAAAATACATAGGAAATTATGCAAGTTTTATGTGGAGGAAAGTGCATTGGAAATAATTGATTTTGTAAAAATTAAAGATAATGTTTTACCATATCCAGTTTTAGGTAAATTTATAGAATACTTAAATTTATGTGAATTTGTAGAGGCAAAAACAATAAGTGAAAATAATGATGTAAATGTTCCCTCAGAAAAAACATATAGAAATGCAGAAATTTTTCCTTTTACTCAAGACAATGAATCTTTAAGTAATGTGCATTGGCACAATTTGTTAGCATCATACTTTATGCAAATATATAAAGAATATAATTCTTTTTATCATCATGTTGATGTTCAACAAATTATAGATATATCTGCACTTCGATACAAGCAAGGATGTTATTACAAAGTGCATACAGACCACCATAGCACTATTCCAAGAACTTTGAGTTTAATTTTTTTACTTAACAATGATTACGAAGGAGGTAATTTAGTTTTTCATGACCCAGTAGATAACAAAAAAACTTATCCAATAGAGGTTAAACCTAACAGAACTATCACATGGCTTTCTAATTCATTATTTCCACACGAGGTAAAAGAGGTAACAAAAGGCACAAGATATTCGGTGGTATCATGGGCATTGTAAATTACAGATTAGAAAAAAATTTCTTATCTAAGGAAGAATTAAAAGTGTACGGTCAATATGCCGAATTTTTTCACAGAAATAATTTTAAACATTTTGATACAGCACAAAGTTTGATTATGGACTCAGCAGTATACGCAGACTCTTTAATGGAGAGTATATTACTTTGTAAAAAAGAAAAATTAGAAAAAATTGTCGGAGAAGAACTTTTGCCTACATATTCTTTTCTTAGAGTATACACAAAAGGTGCAGAGTTAACAAAACACACAGACAGACCAAGTTGTGAAATAAGTGTTACTTTAAATTTAAAAGATAGTGGAGAAGATTGGGCATTGTATTTTGCTGGAACACCAGTGGTCACGAAACCAGGCGATGCAATAATATACAAAGGTATTGAAGTAGAACATTGGAGAGAAAAATTTACTGGTGATTTTCAGGCACAAGTTTTTTTACATTATGTTAGAAAAGAAGGTAAATACAATGCTTTTCACAAAGATATGAGAAGATATTTTGCTACGAAAAAAGTATGATAATTTACACTTACGCAAAAAAAGGACAAATTGTTCCTGATTGGAATGTACCAGAAAAATATAAGTTAGTAGTGTTTTGCACTGAAGAAGTGAAAGTGCCAAAGTCTTGGTACAAATCTGTCGTAGAACCAGTAATTGAAGATGAAGAAATAGTTAAAAATATACATAAAATATTACCTCATAGAAAAATTAAAGATGCCACTTATTTTGTAGACTTGAGTAAAAAAATTAAGCAAAATTTTATTATCAGTATAAACAATCATCCAGCACCTATACAAACTACAGATGATTGTTCTTGGGTATCAAGACCTTATAATCAGGAAACAATTTTATTTAATGAGCTTTGGTATAACAATTATAAATATGTTGTAAATGATGTTAGTTTAGCATTTGAAAAAACTACTAAGCATATGGATTTAAAGCCTACATATATTGACAGCTCTTTAGTTTACTACTGATTTAGTTTACTTTATAATACTTGTATGCCTTTAACAGATATACAAATAGCACCTGGTATCAACAAACAAGTCACTCCAACTGGAGCTGAGGGAAAATGGATTGATTGTGATAATGTTCGTTTTCGTTATGGTTATCCAGAAAAAATAGGTGGTTGGGAACAAACTACCGATACAACAGTTGTTGGAGTAGCAAGAGCTATGCATATATGGTCAGACTTGGATGGTAGAAAATATATTGCAGTTGGCACACACAGAGGTTTATTTGTTTATTACGATGGTTCATTTTACGATGTATCACCATTAGCCACAGCTTTGACTTCTTGTACACTTAGTTCTAGTAATGGTTCTCCTACGGTAACAGTTAATAAAATATCTCATGGATTACAAAAAGGACATCTTTTAACTTTTTCAAGTGTTACTTTACCAGGTGGTGGTGCAACAGGTTTTACAACAGCAAACTTCACTACGAATACCTTTGAAGTAACTACAGCATCTTCTGATTCTTTTACTGTTACAATGGCATCAAATGAAAGTGGCACTGGTATGAGTGCAGCTGGTAGTGTCTCTGTTAATGAGTATTTTTTTGTTGGAGATGCAATACAAAAAAAAGGGTATGGTTTTGGTACTGGGTTGTATGGTGGAGAAACTGCTACGAAAACTACTACCACTTTAAATGGTGCTTTATTAAACGACAGTGCTGGTACTGGAGGAAGTGGCACTAGTATTACCTTAACCTCTACTACTGGTTTTTCATCGGATGGTGGAACAATATTGGTAGGTACAGAATTAATTACATATGGTGGAGTTAGTAGTAATGATTTAACTGGAATTACTAGAGGAGCTTCTGGGACATCTACTTCAGCTCATAGTGACGGTACAACGGTAGAAGAGGCATCAGACTATTTTGGTTGGGGAGAGGCGACAACTAGTGCAGTGGTAACCTTAGAACCAGGCAATTGGTCATTAGATAATTACGGACAAATTTTAGTTGCTACAGTAAGAAACAATCAAACATTTGAATGGAATCCAGCAGCCTCTGGAGCATTAACAACAAGAGCAACAGCAATATCCTCTAACCCTACTACGAGTGTGATGACTTTGGTATCTGATAGGGATAGACATTTAATACACTTAGGGACTGAAACAACTATAGGTAGCACAGCCTCACAAGATAAAATGTTTATACGATTTTCCTCACAAGAGGACAACACAGACTATACTCCGACATCAACAAATACAGCAGGAACTTTTCGTTTAGATACTGGAACAAGAATAGTTGGAGGAGTGAATGCAGGAAGTTATACTTTAATATTAACTAACACAGCAGCTTACTCGATGAGGTTTGTAGGACCTCCTTTTACTTTTGGATTAGAACAAGTAGGAAGTAATTGTGGTCTTATAGGTCAACACGCAGTAGTCGCTGTAAATGGTGTTGTGTATTGGATGGGTCAAGCTGGTGGTTTTTATTTATACGATGGTACAGTAAAAAAAATACCTTGCTCTGTTGAAGACTTTGTTTTTACAACTGTGGATGACGGTGATTTAGGATTAAACTTTAGTAGTCACGATATTATATATGCTGGGTACAATTCATTGTTCAACGAAATAAATTGGTTTTATCCTAAAGCTGATTCAAATCAAATTGATAGAATGGTATCTTACAATTATTTAGAAGGCACTTGGTCTATAGGTTCTTTAGATAGAACAACTTATTATGATAAAACAATTTTTGATAATCCTTATGCGACACAATACAATTCTTCAGGCACACCAAGTTTTCCAACTATCCAAGGTGTCACTTCTGAGAACGGTGCATCAACTTTATATGCTCACGAAAAAGGTGTTGACCAAGTAGCCTCGGATGGAAGTAGTGTGGCAATTGTTGGTTCAATACAGAGTGGAGATTTTGAAGTTAAAGCTCAAGAATCTGGAGTAGTTACAGAGGGAGAAATTTTTATGAAGATACGAAGATTCATACCAGACTTTCGAGCTCTTTCTGGTAATGCAAAAATTACTATAAATCTTAAAGATTTTCCAAGCGATACAGAAGCTAGTAGTAGTTTAGGACCTTTTACTATATCTTCATCCACAAAAAAAGTTGATACAAGAGCAAGAGCAAGAGCAGTAAATTTTAAAGTAGAAAATGTAACTACATCGGAAAATTGGAGGTACGGAACTTTTCGTGCTGATGTGCAACCTGACGGAAGAAGATAATGAGAAAAGACCCAATCAAAGGAACTGGAAAAAAACCAAAGGGTAGTGGTAGAAGATTATATACAGATGAAAACCCTAAAGATACAGTCTCTATAAAGTTCGCAACTTTATCGGATGCTAAAGCTACTTGTAGAAAAGTAAAAAGAGTAAACAAATCGTTTGCAAGAAAAATACAAATATTAACTGTTATGGAACAAAGAGCTAAAGTTATGGGTAAGACAGAAGTTGCAAGACTTGCTAAACAATGCAAAGAGTCTATTAGGAGAGAAAAAAATGGCTAAACTAGTTACAAATTTACCTGAACCCAAAATGGAATATGATGTACAAAATCAAAGATTAATAAATTTATCTATAAAACAAATAGTAGAAAAATTAAATTTCTCTTATCAACAAGACATTAAGAATGAACAAAATACTTTTAACTGGTTTATATCATGACAATACAATATAAAAATGCTGGATTTAATTTAAACTCTACTGGTACAATATCTGTGTTAACAGCACCAACAAATGGGCGATGTTTAGTTAAACAAATACAAGCACATAACGGAGCATCAGGAACAGTAAATTTGTCAACACAAGTAACTGATACTAGTGCAACAGCTACATTCAGAATTGATAATGCATCTATAGCAGCCAATACAACAAGACAAATTATATCACAAACTTTGGTATTGGAAGAAGGAGATGTGTTGAAAATGACTGCTGGTACAGCGAATGAAATACAAGGCATCATATCTTACGCACTTATAGACCGTTCTTTGGAGAATGGATAGGAATCGCCAGAGACGATTCGAAGCAACTGGTAAGTGGTTTCAAAAAAGTAAAAAGAAAAATACATGGCAAAACTGGGGTTTTGTGGGCATTTTGTTGATAAGTTTTATTTTTTATCTTTGCAATGTTGACATTAGAAGTGATTAGATGTTATTATTATTACAACAAAGGAGAAAAAAATGAATAAAAA